TCGCACGGCTCGGAGCACGGGCCGAGGAAAACGTATTACAACTCGACGGAAGACAACTCGAAGCCGTTCTTCGGCGTACGGAGGTACGAGTTCTAGTGCCGCTCGATGACCAGGACTGGAATTCCGTTCGCGTTGCAGTCGAGCGCATCGCCTCCGATGTCTGTGGCCGCAGAGTCGAGTGGTTTACAACGGGCCGCGTCATCAAGCGGGATGAAAAAAACCGCCTCGTCTGGATCAAGGGCATGGGCGACGTGGCGATTCCGATCATTGCGTTCGACTACGACATCAGGTATTACGACACCGATGAAAACGGGGAGACGCAAGTGAGGAAGGCCAGAGCTTCCCTCGCCGTCCCGAACGTCGGCCAGACGGTCGTCGTCGCCTTCGAGCTTGGGAGCACGAGGATCCCTCGTTGCCTCGGTGTCATGCAAGGAAAAAACTGGGTGGAGACTGAGGACTAATGGCATACGATCTCGCACTCTCGCCGCACGGTGATCTGATTTTCGGAGGCAACCGGGATTTCGCAGGAGTCTCCGGTACGGATCTCGTCAACCAGCGGATTACAATCCGGCTCGTCACTCATCGTGGTGCGTGGTTCTACGATCCGGATGGGACGCTCGGAAGCGATCTGTACCAGATGGCCGGAAAATCCCCGGATGCGGCGCTTGAAATCGATGCTCGCGTCCGTGACGCTCTGCGCGAGATGGACGACATCGAAATTCAGGACATCCTCTGGATCTGGGACGAGGACACGAAGTCGATCATCGTCAAGGTCGAGTACGTCGTTGCCGCAGAGGCAGACCAATCGACGCTCGACTCGCCCACGGGTCAGTTTTCATCCACGACTGTCACCATTCCTGTAATCGGAGGTGCCTAGTGCCCGTATCGCTTTCCAGCATTTACAAGTCTCGTGAGGACATCCTCACGGCGATGATCGGGCAACTCTCGACGGTCATCCCCGATGTGTACGTCGGCACAGACGGTGTAATCCGGATCATCTTCGACATCGAGTCGGGGCAGTTCGAGAGCCTCTACCTCGCAGAGCAACTTCTGCTCGAAGACATGTTCATCTCGACGGCGAGCTACCAGGCGCTCCAGCGTTATGGCGACCAGTACGGCTTGCCGATGATGCTCGGAACACGAGCGGAGGGCACCGTCCTTTTCACAGGCGACGACGGCACGTTCGTCCCGCAGGGAACACTCGTCGCGTACGACCCGGGAAATGGAATCGACCCGGTGTATTTCGAGACGACGTTCGATGTCACCGTTCCGGCACCTGGGGATCCAGATCCTCCTGCGTCGGTGACTGCGAGTGCGACGGCTGGAAATCTCACCGGGGCGTACGAGTACGTCGTCACGTTCCTGACCGCGCAGGGTGAGACGCTTCCGTCCACCCCCTCGCAGATCGTGAGCGTCTCTGCGAAGCAGATGATCGTCGGCGGAATCCCACTCGGCGGGCCGCAGACGACAGGTAGGCGCATTTACAGAGATGTGAACGGAGCGGGGAACTGGAGGCTCGTCCAGGAATTCGCTGAAAACACGTCGATCACGTGGACGGACAACGTAGCCGACTCCGCGATTGCGAACGCGCAGACGCCTCCTGTCGTGGATACGGCGCATCGGATCCCTGCTCAGGTGAGCGCGCAGGACGCTGGCATCGACGGGAACGTGATTGCCGGTGCGGTCACCGTGATTTCAGATGGCCCGGGTGGGCTGACGAGCGTGACGAACGAGATCGCGTTCACGGGTGGAACCGATCCGGAGGACATCGAGCTTTACCGCAACCGGCTCCTCGATTTCATTCGTAATCCGCAGACCGGCTCCGTCTCGGACATCGAAGCGTGGGCACAGAACGTCCCGGGTGTCGAGACGGCGACCGTGTTCGAGAACACGCCCGTCAACGGGACGGTTACGGTGCGAATTACAGGGCCGAACGGATCCATCGCCCCGCCCGAGACGATTTCAGCGGTTCAGGCGGCGCTCGATGATCTCGACTATGCGAACATCACGATCATCGTGGCGTCGTTCACGGCGCTCCTGACGGACGTGACGGTCGATGTGACGACGACGGCCGACTACGATCTCACAACGGTCACTCCCTCCGTGCAGACGGCGATCTCGAATTACATCAACAGCCTCGACGTGGGTGCGACGATGTATCTCTCCGGGATCGTGGATTCCGTTTTTGGTCTTCCCGGGATCCTCGACGTGGTGGTCACGACGCCGACGACGAACCAGACGACTGCTGCGGGCAGCAAGAGGGTCGCGCAGACGATCACGGTGAACTGATGAGCATCCTCGAAGAGCCTGTAAACCCGCCGACTCCGCACCAGCCGACGCTTCCGGCCGAGGCGAATTTCACGCAGGCCGAACTCGTCTTCATGGACGAGTCCCCGCCGGGGCTTTTCCCTGAAAACCAGGACTCGAACTTCGGCTACGTCATCCGGAAGATTTTCAGCGATGTCTCCCAGGACATCGCGAACTGGCAGGACATCCTCTACAACGAGCACTTCGTCAACACGTCGGGCCGGTTCATCGATCAGTGGGAAATCGAAATGGGTCTGCCCGTCGATCCGTCGCTCTCACTCGCTGTTCGACAGACGAACGTACTCGCGAGGATTCAGCGCGGCCCGTTTACACGAACGCGCCGGAACAACGTGATCGAGCAGTACATCAAGGCGACATTCGGCACCCCGTTTGCACTCGTGCCCCAGGGTGTCCCGATTGACTCGAACGGAATTCCGCTCTACGGCGAGGCGGGAAACGTCGTCACGCTGTACGAGGTGTACGAGGATCAGCGGAATTTCAGCTACGAGGTGTGGATCAACTCCGCGTACACGCCGAGTATGACTGCGCTCACTCGCGAGTTGAAGCGGATCACTCCGGCTGGGATTTCATTCACCATCGACAACTCGCATGCGAACATCATCGACTACTTCCGCACGGTTCGCTCGATGGCTCCGACCGGTTACTGGCGGCTCGGAAATCTGCTCGACTCGTCGGGCAGCGGAATGAATCTGACAGCCTCCGGTGGCGTCACCGTAGGAGGGATCGCCGCCCCGGGTCTTCTCAGCGCCGCAATCGGCGGGGCGGACGGAGCGACGAATTTCGACGGTGTGGACGATCTTCTCTACGTGTCGAACTCGCTTCTGGCGCCATCCGGCCCGATTACACTGGCAGCATGGGTTCAGATGAATGTAATTCCGGGCGGTGGGAACAACTACGCTCCGGTTATCGCGTCTTCAAGTGAGACGACGTACATCACGGTCGTCAACACTGGAATCGTGTTTTCAGGATGGATCAACGGGAACATTCAGAAGACGGTTTTCGGCGGGCCAGCCCTTGTCGCCGGAAACAAGTATCTCATCACCGCGACGTACGACGGCCTGGTGATGCGCGTTTACACGAATGGTGTTCTCGGCGGCACCAATGCATACACGGGGTCGATGAGAATTGCGCCTACCACTCTCTACATCGGTGGTGCGTCGTTCGGCTACACGAACGGCAGGATAGACGAGGCGATGGTTTTCAACAGGGCGCTCAGTCCGGACGAAATCATGAAGCTTTACAACGCAGGCATCAATGTAAATACCTAGGGAGGAGGCGGAATGGGTACGAGATTCAAGACGTTCGAGAGCACGGGCCTCGCTCCCAATGGGCGGGTGTATGCGGGCGACATGAACCAGATGCAGGACGTGTACGCGGACTTGGTGAATTTCAGCCAGGAAGTCGATGTCGCCGCACTCGGGATCGGTGAGTCGGCGTTGAAATTGCTCCGCTACGGTACGGGCGAAGCGAGACTCTCTGGCGCGCTCAGAGTGGACGCGATCATCCGTGCTCTCGGCGGGTTGTACGCCGGAGCGTTTACAACGGCTCAGCGCGACTCGATCCAGCCTGGTTTTCGCCCGTACGGACTCATCATTCTCAACACGACGACGAATCAGATCGAATGGAACAAGGGCACGGACACGACGCCGAACTGGGTGTCGATGGGTTACGTGCCTGTCGGTGGCACGCAGATCGTCAACGCGGACATCGCTGCGAACGCTGCGATTTCACCCAGTAAGTTCGCTGGTTACCCGAACGACGCGAAAAAGGTTCTCCAGGGTGACGGCTCCTGGGCCTACCCGCTCGTTCCGCCCAAGTCTGTCAGCGCGAATTACACGCTCGTCATCGGGGATCTCAACACGATGATCGAGGTGAACAGCGCATCGCCAACACCCTGCACGATCCCGTCAAATGCCGCCGCTGCATTCGCCATCGGTTCGACGGTTTCAATCGGCCAGGTGGGAGCGGGTCAGGTGACGATCACAGCGGCCGGTGGAGTCACACTTCGCTCGTACAACAACTCTTTGAAATTGGCGGGCCAGTGGGCGGTCTGCTCTGCTATCAAGCGGGCAACCGACGATTGGTGGGTCGCAGGAAACCTCGTCCCATGATCCCCATCGGAACACTGTGTGTTGACCGGGTGAAGCCCACAGCGGCGTTTACAAGCCCGGGGGCTGGCGCAACCGTCTCGGGTGTGGTCACCGTTGCGATTACAGCGTCGGACAACGACGCAGTTGCGAGCGTTCAGTTTTACATCGACGGGGCGGCTATCGGTGGTCTACAGACGACTGCTCCTTTTCAAACCACGGATACATCGACTGCCCGTCAGAACGGGGCGCACACGTACTCGGCAGTTGTTACCGACCGGGTAGGGAATCAGACGACGATTACACAGAACGTAACATTCTCGAACAAGCCGGTCGTGACGATCACACAGCCTGGGAACGGCGCGAATTTCAGTGGCAGCATGAACTTCCGGGCGACGATCACTCATTATTCCTCGTCCTGCTCGTCGCAGTTTTCAATCAGCGGGTACGGGAACGTCGGCGGGGCGCAGGCAGGATCGGGTGATCTCGGCTTCAACGGACTCGACTCGCACTACTTCACCGCTGGCTCTCACACGTTCACGGTCGTTGCAACCGACGCCCAAGGAAATTCAACAACGGCCTCGGTTTCCGCAAATTGCACGAACGCCCTGCCAGGTAGCGGTACGGCCATGCTCGGTGACTATCAGGAGAACTGGGACGGATCGTATTCGACTGGTCGCTCGGACGTGTGGGAATTCAACAACAGGTTCGCTCCGGATTTCATCTGGTCGGCGACGGGGAACAAGACGGGGCCAGTGTACTTGCCTGGAAATCCCGATCCGACCCACTACCAGATGTATTGCCAGGCGTACGCTGCATGGGCGGAGGTGGGAGTGACCGACGACGTTCACTACGATCTCATGCTCGACGGTAACCGATACTCGAACGGATTCAGGGGCGCATCTCTCGGTGGAAACTTCGGCGCTGTAATCGCTATCAACGGTGGAGACTACTTCTACTTCGAGCGTTACCAGGATCCATCGGTGAACTCGTGCTACACAACGGGGATGGGATGTGCATACTGGTTTGGGTTGAAATCGGGATACCAGTCGTGAAGTATTCGAGCTAGGGGGTGAAAATGACTGAGTGGTACGAGAAAGCGTATCCAGGCGGGCCGATGGTCGTTCCGCAGGACATGTTCCCCAGGAACGTCTACCCGCCCGATGCGAGCAAGAAGGGCAAGACTCCTTCTGTAAACGGCCCGGACATCGAGGCGTACAAACGGGCGTTGTGGCGGGGAGGACGCTGGCCCGGCCCGGCGTCTGGCTTCGACAGGGCGTTCTCGAACGCATTCAGCCACGGCAAGGGCACGGGCAATGTCGGTGACTCCGGGGTCGCAGGTTTTCAGCGGCAGATGAAAATCAACGACACGGGCTGGATTGGGCAGGCGACGTTCAACACACTCTGCTCTGCTCGAATTCCCGACGGCCTGCCGAACGCAGGGCAGCCGCTCCTCGATGCAAATGCGTGCAACCTGATCGCAGAGGCATTCGAGACGTTCGGCGGCTCCGATACTCCACCGCCCCCACCGCCGCCGAAAAGCGCCGCCCAGGTCAGACTTGAAAAAGCGATCACCTACCTTGGCTACAAGGAGTCGCCGCCTGAATCGAACAACACGCTCTTCGGCTCGTGGTACGGCGTTAATTACCAACCGTGGTGTGCGATTTTCTGCACGTACTGCGATCAGCTTGGAGGAAAACCGACGAACAGTTTCGCTCGCGGTTCCAGGTACGCATATGTGCCGTACATTGTCAGCGATGCTCGCAACAAGAAGAACGGCCTGAGCGTCCCCGACACTCCCAAGCCCGGTGATCTCGTCTGCTACGACTGGGGCAGGGACGGGACATTCGACCATGTGGGCTTCTTTGAAAACTGGGCCGGAAGCTCACCGTCGTCGTTTACAGCCATCGAAGGAAATACCTCCACGAGCAACAACAGCAATGGCGGGGAGGTAATGCGGCGTTCCCGCGACACACGCAACCAAGCGACCGTTTTCGTCCGGGTCGCGGAATAGTGGGTAGTGTTCGGAATCGACCTTGGGGGTGAGGTACTAGGGGTTCTTGGTGTTTTCCTTTCAGGAGTGGGTAGCGTCCTCACTGCGCTGGGCGCGATCCACTACGAACGCAAGCGTGGTGAAAAAGAGTGCCAGAGGCGTTTCGACGCCTTTGTCGAAGGAGCAAAAATCAGCGAGCACCTGGAAAGGATTAGTGGAGAGGTATGACCGTTTTCTACAAGCTTGCACCGATCATGAAGGCGGTCATCGCAGCGATCATCTCCGGCCTGACCGCAATTGTCACGGGCCTGGTTGCCGGTGGATTGTCCTGGACGGAGATCGTCGTGGCCCTGATCGCGTTTTTCACTGGCCTCATCGCTGTTTTCAGCGTGCCCAATCGTCAGTTGGAGCCATCTGGATCCGCCGATGCCTGATGCCTCTCGCTTTCATTTTCCCGACAGATCCGGCAGCCTGGGGGGCGTTCTTGACCGGGATGGCAGCGGTAATCGGCGTCCTGCTCACTCTGCGAAGAACAAAGCACAGGTCGGACGAGGGATGCAACGAGCGGATCGAGGAACTCAAGGACGCATTCAGGATCGGTACCAAGTACGAGCTTCGCGATGTCTCCGATCCGAAGAGGAAGGCGGCTGACCGATGAATATGCTCAAGCAGTTCTGGGGGTTTTTGAAATCGCTCGGCACCATGACGTTGTTGGCAGCCGGAGCTAGCCTCATCCTGGCAGCATCAGCAGGGTTCTTGACTGCAAATGCGCTCGGCATCACTTCGCAGGAGCCGGTGAAAACGGTGACGATCAACGCGGGCGAAGGAGCTACAGGCCCGACAGGGCCAGCAGGCCCGACAGGCCCGGCTGGTGAAATTGGCCCGGCAGGCCCGAAAGGTGAGCCGGGAGCCGCAGGCGCAACAGGCCCGAAGGGCGACACGGGAGATCAAGGGCCGAAGGGCGACACGGGGCCAGCAGGCCCACCTGGCGGCGTCACGTGCCCGACTGGCTTCTCGGATGGGATCCTTGTAATCAACCACCCCGGCGGGCAGGTGAGCATTTTCACGTGCCTCAAGGACTGACGTGTTGGGAAAGCTCGCGCCGGAATACGACGAACGCACGATCCAGCTAGCGAGTTACCTCGACTCGACTTTTCACGCACCGACGAAGTACGACTTCGACCGGTCGAGAGCGCCGTTTCCTTTTCAGGACTGGGGATCGACTCGAACCGAGTCCGATGTCATCGCCGCCCAGGCGAACCAGATCCTCCGGTTGGGAAGGATCGACCAGAGGCGGACGATCTCGATTTCAGGATCGGACATCACGAGAAGGTATCGGCGGCTCTCGAAGTCGAGAACGAACGGTGATGAAAAAGACATCGGGGTAAGCGCGCTCTCTGCGTTCAAGGACTGGCGCAAGGGCTGGAAGCTGCGGGACAAGATTTACAGCCTCGCGCTGTATGGCGAGATCGAGCCGAACGAGCGTGATCTCCTGCGGACTGCGATCTACGTTTTCAGGGGCGTCCACTTCGGCCTCTGGCTTCCCAAGGCCGTTGCCGGGAACACGAACTTCTGGGATTACAAGGGTGAAAACGGGCCGAACTGGAAGCCCGGATCGTGGGGCGGGACGATGGCGTACTGCAAGGCGTACGTGCCGGAGGGATACGAGCTTCTGCTCTGGGGTCGGCACATTTTCGCATCCAATGCGTTCATCGAGAAATTCTGCGACGAATGCTGGGTTGCAATGGAAACGCTGGACTACTGGAGCCAGCAGGTACTTGACATGCGGAAGCTGTTCATGGTACTACCCTCCGTCATGCAGCACATCGCTGACAACAACAACGGTGAAAACGAGGTGATGCCGCAGCCCTAAAGGAACGACGGGCAGGAGATCGCCCGCTGTCTTGCAAGCTGACAAAGGAGTACAATTGAAATCCAAGCTGACACTAACAGTCGCCGTGCTCTTGCTCGTGGCGACTGGACAAGCAGCGGCTCAGCAACACAATTACACAGGCATCACCTCGATTCGCTACGCGAACGCCTACTGCGAGTCGGGAGGCAACATCCACGCTATCGGCTGGCACGGCATTTACCGAGGTAAATGGCAGTTCGACGGGCCGACGTGGAGAGCGTTCGCACCGGCAGGATGGAAGAGCGCCGACCCGGCCTATGCTCCGGAGTGGGTTCAAGACCGGGCCGCGCTCGCTGTTACGTACGACGCCTGGCCGCGCTGCTAGGATCGGCCAAGCAGGGAGAGCGTACCTCGTTTGCCGCGAAACGCTCTCCCTGCTTTCTGGGGGCTTCGACCTGTCGGGGGGCGGTCGGAGTACCCCCAGAGCTTTTCGTGCCCTGGGCGGGGCTTACACGGCCTGTGGACAACCCTGTGGAAGCTGGGGATAACCGATCCGGCTTGACTCTGGGTCGATTCTCTGAGACGATCCCCGGCGAGGGCGTTCGTCCTGCCTGGGGCTTGGCCGGATGAAATTCCTTCCGCTGGAGTCCGGGGAGGGTCGCTTTTTGCGGGGCGACCTTCCCCGGCTCACTTCTCCAGCGGTGACGAACACAGCGGAAGGAGTAAGGTGAATTACCTACTTAGTGTCAATTGTCACTTTCGGGAGATGCCCTCCGGGCGGTTTTCAGAACGTGGTTTCGCGATTCGCGGTTTCTTTGGCGAGAGGCAGGGTGTTGGTTTCGGGTTTCTCAAAAATAGGCCCGGAAGTGTAAACGTGGGAGCAGCACCCCCTTTAGGGGGTGACTTCCCGTTCACGAGGGGCCGTGGGGGATTGTTAAGGGGGGCATTTTCAGCGGGAGGAAAAAATGAGCGTTGAGGCACAAATAATCGCCGCGCTTTCGACCGAGGGCAGTCTTAAAAAAGCCTTCATGGCCGATCTCACGGTCGATGACTTCGAGATTTACGACCGCGAGTACGAGTGGATGTTCAACCGGCTGGAGCGCAAAGAGCCGATTACACCGTTCTTTTTCAAGCGCAAGTTCCCGGAGTTCGATTTCATACTCTCGGAGCATCCGGTCAACGATCTGATTGAGGAGTTCCTGCGGGAGAGGGCGTTCGTACAAGTCTCTTCTGCCATCGATGAACTTCTCGGTGGTGAGGATCCGCTCGACCAGGACAACGTGCTCGAAAAGCTCGATGCTTTCCAGGAGACGGTCACCCAGGTAAGGACGACACACGTCGATCCTCCCGTGGTTGAAATTGGATCGACTTGGGAGCAGGCGTATCAAAAGGCTCGTTCACTTTACCTCCTGCGGGACAACGGTGAAATCCCTGGAATCCCGACAGGTCTTGCCCATCTCGATCTGCACTGGGGCGGACTCCAAGCCGAGACGACGTACGTCTATCTCGGTCGGCCGGGAGATGCGAAGTCGTTTTCAATCGCTCAGCTTGCGACCGAGGCTGCATGGAACGGATTCCGTGTAGCGGTTTTCAGTCCGGAGATGAGTGAGTGGCAGCATCGGTGCCGTTTTTACACTCTCCTCTCTGCCAAGTCCGAAGTGCAGGAAGCTCTTGGTTTTCGAGGGCCGTTTCTGAATCGCTCTCTGCGGGAGGGGACGGGCTTCAACATGAAAAAGTTCAAGCGCTTCCTGCAATGGATGGACAGGGAGCTTGAGGGCGAGATCGGACTCTTCACGATGAAATATCGCCGTGAGAAGATGACCGTTCCGTTCATCCGCTCGAAGCTCAAAGACATGCAGGCCGATCTCCTGGTCGTGGATCCGGTTTACAAGTTGAAGTCTCCACGCCGCCGGTTGAGCCGCTGGGAAGAGCTTGGTGAAATTACAGATGGCCTCGTGGACATTGCCCATGAGTTCGCCATCCCTGTTGTTCTCTCAAACCAAGCGAACCGTGCGCTGGTCGGAGCAAGGGACGAGGCACCGTCGATGAATTCGTCGTATGGTTCTGACACTCCCGTCCAGGAAGCCGATGCTGTAATCGGGGTGCGGTCGTTTCCCGAGGACAAGACGTTGAAATACTCTTGCACCAAAAATCGCTATGGGGAGCGTTTCAAGTTCACGGCTCGGTTCTATCCGAACCACGGACTTCTCGAAGACATTACGCCGGTCAGCAACGAGTATACTCATGGGTTCGACAGCGACAAGCTCGAACAACTCGAAGCGCAACTCGAAGCCGACGAGCGTGAAAACGACACGTACTCGTGATCTGTCTCTTTTTCATCGAAAACGATCCGTACTGCTGGTACTACAACATGGGGCCGACGACAAACCTCGGACGTTGGGGTGAGTGGGCCTGGGTAGGAAGGGTGTATAAGAATGACAGGCGAGATCAGAGATTTCAGCAAGCCAGCCGAGAAGCCCCAGGAGCCGACCCAGCCTGTGCAGATTCTCTCGCAGGCCGAGTTGACCAAGCAGGAGGGCGTCGAGGTTCAAGTCCGCCGCCACGAAGAGGTGATCGTCCCGGCCGACAAGCTCCGGCACAAGCCGATCCAGCCCGGTGATCCTGAAATCCGCATCCGCGCAGCCGTGGACAAGGAGGCGTGGGAGCGGGTGAAAAGGGGAGAGGACGAATGAAATACCTTTGCGGGTGCGACCCCGAGGCGAAGAAGCACTATCGGGCCATCGTGCTCCCGAACGGCAACACGAGCCATCTCATCCTCGATGACGAGGGCTATCAGGTCTGCCCGGAGCACGGCGAGCGGTTGTACGGCTGGAAGACGAGTCACGCTGGCGGTGTAAACCCGAAGATCGACTACTCGAACATGGGATCGGGCGGCAATCTCAGCAACATCGACTTTTCACAACCGGACATGCGGGACACCAGGGATCCGCAGACGATGGGCTTGGAGATCCAGGCAAAGGGGAACGGGCACAAATGAGGTATCACGCGAGGGAAATCGACGCACTGAGCTTCTGGAGTCGGTACGTCGATTTCCCGACCAGTCAGAGGGACGACGGCTCGGAGTTCTCCGAACTCGTGCTGTGTCCAAATCCGACCCACGACAATTTCAGATCTCCGGCGTTTCAGGTCAACCTTCACAAGCCGCTCGTGCATTGTTTCAGCCAGTGCGGAATTTCAGGCACGTGGGAGCACGCCGTCTGCGTGATCGAGGGGCTGTATAAGAAATACGACGTGGACGGAGCGACGAGTCCACGCGAGCACATGATCCGGTTGAACAAGGCAAAGAGAGAAGCCCGCCGGATCATCCTGCGCGACTCGAAGATCGCGAGAGGTACTCGCCCGGTCAAGCGGCCGGTGAAAAAGGCGACGGCAAGGAAGAAGCTCGCTCTCCAGTACGAGAATTACATGCCGTCTGTCGGCTTGGAGTACCTCGAAGAGCGTGGAATTTCAGGAGCGGAGATCGCGTACTGGGATCTCGGCTGGGATCCGGACGAGAAGCGGATCGTGATACCGGCGCACGATGAGGAAAACCGGCTACGGTTCCTGATCGAGCGGGCGGTCGATCCGAGGGCGCATCCGAAATACCTCTACACCGAAGGCTCTGAAAAGACCGAGTTGCTCTTCGGGGCGAACAAGATCTTCTCGAACATCCGCCGTCACATACGCGGGATTACAATTGTGGAGGGATGCTTCGATGTAATCAACCTCCACAGGCATCAGATCCCCGGTGTCGGCATCCTGGGGACGGGAATTTCAGACCAGCAGCGGCGCATCATCGCCCGCTTGCAGCCGCGCAAGGTCTACCTCATGTTCGACAGGGACACGTCGGGCGTGAAGAACATTGAAATTGCATACGAGAAGCTCAAGAACTACCCGCTGTTCGTGTGCCGCTACCCGGCGGGCAAGACCGATCCTGCCGAGTTGACGTACGACGAGGCGTGGAGATCCATCGACACGGCCGTCCCGATCCTGATTTGGCGGCAAAAGCTCCGCAAAATCCGGTTCGAGTAAAAACTTGACAAACTATCCCAGGGATGGGATAATTCCGCTATCCGCATCAGCCTGAGTGCTGCTAAGACGACAAAGGAAGGGTGAAAATGGCACTACGAAGAACGAAACGGGATCGCGGGCCGAAGATCCGCACCGTTCGCTCCCGTGAAGAGCGCAAGCGCCCGTCTGTTTTCCTTCGCTTGAAGGCGGACGAGAGCTTTCGCGGGGTCGCTCTCTTCGAGCCGGATCCCGAGAAGACGGAGGCCGGTGAAAACCCGGGGTACTACGAGTATTACGACCACTTCGACAAGGCGGGCAACACATACGTCCCCTGCTCCGGCGAGGACTGCCCGTTCTGCGCGGCGAACGACAACCCCTCGACCCGCGCACTCACCGCCTGGTACTTCCCGGAAGCCCCGGACGTGAAGGATCAGATCAAGCTCTTCACGATGAATTTCAGCACCGTGGAGGCTCTGACCGACGAGGCCGAGGAGGAGGACGGGATCCAGGGCAAGAAGATCCGCATCAAGCGCCTGGACGACCGGGGGAATTACAGAATCAAGGTGCTCCCGGACAAGACGCTCACGAAGAAGCAGCAGACCGACCTGCTCAAGCGGCTGGAGGAGGACGTGCTCTCCGGCAACGGTCTGGAGGGACTTGTCATCGCCCAACTGAAAAGGCAGATCGAGCGGCTCAAGGCTCTCGACCTTCTCGAAGACGAGGACGACGACGAGGACGAGGACGAGGCTCCGAAGTCGCGCACTCGCACGACGACTCGCCGGGGCAAGCCCGCTCCTGAGCCGGAGGACGAGGAGGACGACGAGGACGAGGACGACGAGGACGAGTCGGACGAGGAAGATGAAAACGACGAGGCCGAGGACGAGGACACCGACGACGATGACGAAGAAGACGAGGACGAGGAAGAGGACGAAGACGAGGACGAAGAGGGAGACGAGGAGGACGAAGACGAAGAAGAGTCCGAAACTCCCGACAAGATCACGGCTGGCGTTTTCACCATCGTCAAGATCAACAAGACCGACGAGACGTTCGACCTTCGCTCCGACGAGCACGGCGACCTGAAAACGTGGCTCGGTGACGGCCTCGACGTGGACTACGGCACGATCAAGAAGGGCGCGGTCGTGGTCGTGGACGCTTCCCAGGACGAGGAGGGCGACCTGATCCTCACCTCGATCAAGATCAAGCCGACCCGGGGACGGCCGCGCAAGACCACGTAATTTCAAGGTTCGGGTATGTGGAGTCTGCGGCGCTCCGCTATCAGCCCGAATGGGGGAGTGAGGACGATTGCGCCCGCTGTCGTCCTCACTCCTTTTCAACTTAGACGAGGAGAAGGAAAATGGCACTGGCAGTTCTACCGGCGAGATTTCAAAGGAAGATCCAGGTTTTGCCGGATGGCTGCTGGCTGTGGCTTGGCTCTCGCGGAGGAAAGCGGCTAGAGTATGGTCGTGTTCGCTTTCGCAATCGAATGGCTCAGGCTCACCGTGCCGTGTACGAGTTGATCGTCGGTGAAATTACACCGGGGATGACGCTCGATCATCTCTGCGAGAATCAGTTGTGCGTCAACCCCGATCACCTAGAGGAAGCAACTGCCGCAGATAACCGCCGTCGGGCAGGGTACGCGAGGAAAACGCACTGTGTGAGGAATCACCCCCTGACCGATGAAAACGTCTATACCAGCCCGGACGGTAGACGCCATTGTCGCGCCTGCCGCCGTTTACAGAGGAGTCAGTAATGGCCCTACCGATCATCACCCAGACCGATCTCCAGTCCCGGCTCGCGGAGGAGACGGAGTACAGCAAGGCGGACGTGAAGCTCTTCCTGGAGGCGCTCAACGCGGTGACCCAGGACGCCATCGCCAACTGCGAGCGGGTGAAATTCGCAGGCGTAGTGATCGAGCCTGCGTTGAAAAAGGCGACGAAGAAGCGCATGGGTCGCAATCCGGCGACCGGCGAGGAAGTCGAGATCGCCGCCAAGCCCGCGTCCGTGCGTGTCAAGGTGACGGCGCTCAAGACGCTCAAGGAGTCCGCACCGACCGTGCAGAAGCTCCGGAGGAAGCTCGCAGCATGACCGATGAAATCGGTCGCTTCGGCATGGGTAAGCAGCGCGGCCCGTACGGCACGAACGAGGGCGACATGTGGCTTGCCCCTGGCAGCGACATGCAGAACATGCTCGACAGAGAGCAGCCGGGCGTCGTGCTCATCCACGAGATCATCAACGGCGAGGACTCGATTTACACAACGCGAGACGAGGAAATGATCGCGGAGGCCCGCAAGGGTCACGAGATGTATATCGCGGAGGAGGCGAGAAGGAATTGAAATCGCAGTGTTTCCTCGTGCTCACGGCGCGGAAGAACCGTGATGGCGAGGTGGCGTCGTTCCAGATTTCACGGGCCGAACAGAAGTTGCCCGACATCAAGGCGTTCCAGGCCCGGATCCAACTCGTGCTCGAAATCGATCCGACGATTTTCGAGGCCGAGGCCGTCGCCGTCGTGGTCGAGCCGAGGAACGTCAAGGTCATAGGAAAGGCGAGGAGCGCAGAATGAAAACCAAGACACGCATGGCGCTGGACGAGATCCTCTCTCGGCATCCCGACGCGGATCTCACTGCCCTCGACTGGCAGGTCGCGAACGAGTTTTCACTCATCAACGGCCCGTGGCTTCTGGTCGGACTCCAGGAGGAGGCCGGTGAAAACGTCAAGGCCGCAGTGTCGTATGCCGTCTGGAAGGAGACAGGGGCGGTTTACGACTACGACGGCTTTGCGGTCGCTGACGATCCGTTCTGGGAGCCGGAGGACGGCGAGATCCGTGAGATGAAGGAGCCGGACTCCAGGAAAGTACCGCCGAAGTCATGAACTGGCCGCAGGCAATCGTGTACGTCGCCCTGATCGCGGCGTTTTCACTAGCCTTCTGGCGGGTGACGAGATGAGCACCCTCGATCCGATGATGCCGGAGGATGTGTCCGCGTACCTCAACGAGAAGATCGATTCGGGTGAATGGTGGGTCATCGTCAACAGCCTTGAGTTGATGAAAATCGTTGAGGGGCGGCACTATATGGGTGACGACAACACATGGTTCGAGGTAATCATCGGTTCTTCCCATAACCCCGGATTCCTCGTTGCCCTGGCGCGCAAGTCTGAGATGTCTGCGGAGCAACTTGCTGCGTGCTGCATCGAAGCCGGGCATGAGGGGATCAGTAGGGACGAGCTTGTTCGACGGTTTGAAAACCAGGACATTCTCTTTCCGTCGTCCAGCGATCTCGAAGCGATCTTCGCTCAGCGGGTCTTTGCCGAGATGGTGACTCGATGAGCCTGCCCGATCTTCACTGCCACTCCACGTTTTCACTACTCGACGGGTTCGGGACTCCCAAGGCCGTCGTCGCGAGGGCGAAGGAGTTGGGCTGGTCGGCCGTCTCGCTGACGGAGCACGGGCACCTCATGAGCGCGCCGCAGCTTTACAAGGAGGCGAAGGCGGCGAAGATCAAGCCCATCATCGGCTGCGAGCTATACGTGACTCCCGACTGGGCGCTCGGTGAAAAGGGCAAGGACGTGATGCCGGAGCAATTTCATCTGACCGTCCTCGCGCTCAGCAGGGAGGGCTACGAGAATCTCGTGGCCTGGTCAACGTTCGGGATGCAGCGGGAGAATTTTTACCGCAAGCCACGTATCTCGGTTTTCAAGATGGTCGAGATCGCTCCCTGGCCGCTCCACCACAACGTCGTCCTCTCCGGCTGCATCGGCTCGGAGTTGAACCAGTCGATCCTGAACGACTCCGACATGGGGGAGTTCTACATCGAGGGAATGAAAATGCTTTTCCCTCACTTCTACATCGAGATCCAGGATCACCTGGGGGCACGCTACCTCGATGAGCAGTTCCTCTCGTACTGCCAGATGATCGAGGAGGAGGAGGCCGTCCGTACGTGCCTGATCGAGTTGGCACGCTGGACGGAGACGCCGCTCATTTTCACGAACGACTCGCACATGCAGCGGATCGGGGACAGGAAGGCGCACGTGGCGATGAAGGCGAGCGCGTACCGAAATCGCGACGACACGTACACGTCCCAGGAGCGGCTCTCTGCGGCGTACCTCAAGGACTACACGTACTTCACGAATTACATGCGCGACATGGAGAAGGCGGGCCAACACGTCCCGTACGACGCGCTCACGAACATCGGTGAGATCGTGGCCGAGGCGAACATCGTCCTCGATCCGCTCGACCGCTTCTCGTACTCGATTCCGTTTTCAGGGTACGACGACCCCGAGAGGAAAATGCGGGCGAGATCGAAGAGAAGGCTCGCGCAAATGGTCGAGAAGCACGGGGTAAACGCGCGGGAAAGGTTCGAGCTTGAAATCGAGGCGATGGGAGATTTCGCCCACTACCTGCTCCTGATCTCCGACTTCATCACGTCGGCGCGAAAACAGGGGATCCTCACGTGGACACGGGGATCGGCAGCAAGCTCGCTTCTCTGCTACTGCCTGGGAATTCACGAGATCGATCCCATCGAGCACGAACTGATTTTCAGCCGGTTCTTCAATCCGGCCCGGAAGAAATTGCCGGACATTGACGTGGACATTCAGCCGTCGCGCTACGAGGATTTCATGCGGATCGTCCACGAGAAGATGGAGCCGCTCGTAGGAGAGGGCCAGGTCGAGCAGATCTGCAACTACGGCACGGCCGCGAATCGCTCTGCCTTCCGGATGGCCGCGTCTGCGCTGGGGATCGAGAAGGAGGAGCAGGACGAGATTTCAAAGCTGCTCCCGCAGATGATCGACTCCGGCATGGTGGACGAGGACACGGACGTTTTCATGGCGCTGCGCGAGGACTACCCGGAGCTTTACGAGGTGACGGCCGCGATCTTCGACTCGATCAAGTCGATCTCGCAGCACGCCTGCGCCTGGGCGTTCGGCACGCCGGAGCGTCCGTTGAAAACGTGGGTGCCGATGTACCTGATCGCGAGTTCGGGCAGGCTCGTGACGCAGTTCGATTTCAAGACGCTCGAAGACTTCGGACTCGTGAAGGGCGACTTCCTCCGGCTCACGACTCTCGACGTGGCAGCGGATGTTCTGAAAATGATCGGCCGCTCTCCGCTCGACTTCTTCGACCTTCCTCGCAACGACGCGAAGACGTACAAGATGATCCAGGCCGGGAAAGTCGATGGCGTCCACACGCTCCAGGGCAAGGAAGTCCGCCGTGGTGTCGTCGCGATGCAAGCTGAAAACGTGTTCGATCTGACGCTCGCAGCCGCGCTCTACCGCCCGGCGAACACTCGCACCGGCCGGGACAAGATGTACGTGAAGCGTCGGCACGGCGAGGAAGAGTTTTCATACGAGCACCCGATCCTGGAAAAGATCCTCCAGGCCACGCACGGCGTTCCGGTCTATCAGGAGCAGGCGATGGAGATCGGCTACGCGGTCGGGATGGACGATGCCGGAGTTGACGACATTTACCAGGCGATCAAGAAAGCGAAGGGTCAGGGCCGTGGCGCAAAGGAAGCTTTTGAAAACATCTACCCCGACTTCGCCCAGGCGGCTGACGGTGAGGGTCTGGATCCCGACGTGTTCTGGCCGTGGGTGCAAGCGTTCCAGGGCTACTCGTTCAATCGCGGTCACGCTGCGTCTTACGGAGAGCTTGCCGACCGGATGGCGTATCTGAAATGCCATTACCCGGGCGAGTTTTTCGCCGCCCTACTCGACCACTTTCCGGAGCGTTCTCAGTATCTCGCCGCTGCGAGGGCAGAGGGCTACGAGTTTTCACTTCCGGACATCAACCGTTCGAGCGCGGGCTTCGGGATCGACCGGCAGAGCGGAGCGATCCGCGTCGGTCTGGGGAAGATCAAGGGACTTGGCCCGGTGGCTGTGAATGAAATCGTGAGCAACCAGCCGTTCACGACGTACGACGATCTCAAGGACAGGACGACGAGGCGCTCGCTGAACGCTCCTCGGCTGGAAGCACTCGCCGTCCTGGGGGCGTTGGAGCCTCTGGGTATCCGGAGAGGTGAGGACGAGGACGTGATCCAATTTCATGCTCTCGGCTTCGTCCTTCATAGGCCAAGGAAGTTCAGAGGTTTCAAGCCCCGCCATATTGCTCCGAGAATTTCAGAGTCGGGGTGGAAGCACCTAGGTCGGGAACGAGGTTTGGAGACGACTCAGGGACGTGCGAGTGTTTCTAAGGTGTTTTGGATTCCGCCCGGTGTGAAACTGGAGACGAAGGCAAGTCCGTGGGCGCAAGTGAAATCTCTTTTGATGGAAGCGGTGGATGAAAACGGTATCAAGTTCCATCTACTTGCCCCGCAGGACAAAAAAGATTTAACCCTGCTCATGAAGTTTCTTCACAAAAAGTGCGCTGATCGCGTTGTTTGTCTTGACGGAATGGTGCGAATGCCGTTCGTCATGAATGGCCCTCAAGCCTTTCGGGTGTTTGGGATTACCGGGTCGTTTCAGGGAGATCCTCAAATCTACCCCCGGAATAAAAATGATACGACGTTCGTCTCTGCGATACGAAGTGCTAAAGGGGCGGTGCGTGGCTAACCCGTCCGGACTTTGTAAATGCGGGTGCGGTGAGAAGACTGGAATCGCAACGCAAGATGATGCACGGCGTGGCCAACACAAGGGCGAGCCTATGAATTACCTTCCAGGCCACAATGCTCGAACGAGGGTAGGAGAATTGAACTCAGCCTGGAAGGGCGATAACGTTGGGTATCATGGCTTACATCTGTGGGTTGCCAAGTACAAGGAGAAGACCGGCGAGTGTGAGCATTGTGGTTTTCAGAAGGAAACTCAATGGGCCAACATTGACGGCAAATACCGTCGTTGTCTTGATGACTTCATCGAGCTATGCTCCCCATGCCATGTAGCTTTTGACAGAGGAAGGTGATTGAAATCCCTGATCTGACGTATTTCATCGGCCGTCCGTTTCTCGGACTGGAGGACACGGACGAGTCCTGGCGGATCGTGCTCGACGCGGGCGGCGTGATCGAGAACAAGGATCTGGAGATCGCCAAGCCCGACGAGGAGCCGCTCAAGGGCACGGTTTTCATCCGGCCGATTTTCAGCGAGTTGGACACTCGACTCCAGTTCGGCGTCGGCAACGACGTGGCGACGGAGTTGACGTTGAACCCGTTGAAGTACACAATCTCGGATCCCTCGTTCTCCCTGGGAGCAGAAGAGGAGCTTTACCCTCAAGTCCCGGTGGACATCGAGGCCACGCTCCCGCCTGATCCGTCCGACGAACGAGTGGCGGACGGGCCGGAGGTACCGCAGGCAACCGAAGAAGAGGAGGATGAAAATGCGTAGCACTCCCGAGACGCCCGAAGCCCCGGAGTCGGAGCCGGTCGAGGGCACCGAGGGCGACGAGGAGGAGAGCACCGAGGAGGGCGGCGAGGACGAGGGCGAGGAGACGCCCGCCTAGTGAGACTTCGGCGTCGAACGGACGTGGGAGCCGCTGAGACGCCGCAGGAGGCCGAGGAAGCTCCAGGGGATACACCCGTGGCCCCCGGAGCTTCCGAAGCCTCACAGCCCCGGAGAAAGCGTCGTAGACGCCGTAAATCCAAGTGGCAAAAGGGACTCAAAGGCAGGCGAGGGCCGAAATGAAAAAGAAATCAGTCTCGAATGCAGCCGCGCTTATGCGCCAGGTGAACGACACGCTTGGCCTGGAGAACCCAGTTCGGCTTGGGTCGGACGACTATTTCAGGATCGAGCGCATCCCCACGGGGAGCCTCGTGCTCGACCGGATCACGGGCGGCGGCTTTGCCCTGGGCCGTCACTACGAGTTGTACGGATCCGAGTCGAGTGGGAAGTCGTACACGATTTACAGGACGATGGCGATGAGCCAGCAGCGGGGGAATCTCTGTGCCATCGTGGATCCGGAGCACGCATTCGACTACGAGCGTTTCGATTTCCTGGGCGGGAAGTCGAACGAGCTTCTTGCCCATCATCCTGAAAACGCGGAAGATGCAATCGCCGTGATGATGCTGCTCGCTAAGCATGCGAAGGAGGCAACGCTGGAGGTAATCGCAATCGACAGCGTTTCTAGCCTCGTGACGACCGAGGAGATGGCGAAGGATCCTCGCGACAAGGACAACATCGCCCCGCAGGCGCGAATGATGTCACGGGCGCTGCGTCGAATTACAGCGGTGAACTCCAAGACGCTCTTCCTCTGGACGAACCAGGAGCGCACGGATGTCGGCGTGATGTTCGGGAATCCGAAGACGACATCGGGCGGCAAGGCTCTGCGCTACTACGCAACGGGGCGGATCGAATTTCAGCGGAGCACGAGGATTACCGAGAAGCGCAGCGTCGTGCGTCACGGCAGGAAGGTCACGACCGAGGTTCCGATTGGGCGCTGGATCCAGGTGCGGGTCGAGAAGGACAAGTCAACCCGCCCGCTCAGAGAAGGCTCGTTTGTTTTCAACTACGATCTAAAGACCATCGATCCGTACTGGGAGATCATCTCGCTCGGCCTGGAGGACGAGTTGATCGAGCGCAGTGCGACCGGGCTTTACACGTACGAGGATCTCGAAAGCCAAGTGTGGTCGGGGAAGGAGAAGACGTTCAAGAAGCATCTCCATGAAAACCCGATGCTCTTCGAGGAGATCGCAAGTGCGATCCACGCAGAGACGAGGCGACAATGGCGCGAAACGTAAATCTGGTTTGCGACATCTGCGGCCAGCCGACGAAGATGATCGTCGGGAAGATCATGTTCATTCCGCAGGACGGCAGAAGGCGCTCTGCCCATAGCGATTACAGTCACAGCGCAGACGTGGGCGAGTGCTGCAAGGCGAAGCTCTTCAACACTGTGCGTTTTCAGAGACGGCGCACGTTCCGGCAATATCAGGAAGATCGGCGTGGCTCCCAAGTCGCGTGAGAAAAGGCCGTGGCTGACGACGTTTTCATATCGAGGTAGGTGGAAGTATGTCGAAACCAGACGCAAGTGGAAATTCAGACGATTTCGGCTTGTCAATGGATGGGTCATCGTCGTCTCGTATCGACGGATCTCTGGAGACGCCCTGGACGCGAGCGAGGAAACTCCGCTCACAGATGCAGGAAGAGCGGCTGAATACTTTGCCCGGTGGGCAAAAGGGGATCAACTCCGGCCGCATCTGGAGGTTCCCGAGAGACGGGCGCATTTTCGATTTCCTGATCGAAGCGAGGACGAACGAGAAGCCGGGGGCGAAGGGGTACAGGATCGACAAGGCTGAATTCCTGGAATTACGGCGGCAGGCGCTTACGCAGCCGGGAGGGATGAAGCCTGGAATTCAGGTCACCATTGACGATCTCGATCTCATGGTGATAGAACTGTCGGTGTTCACTCAGATGCAGACAAGGCTGATCGAGCTAGAGGAGAGAGACGAGCGTGAGCCTGGAAACTGAAATCAGACGGATTCAGGATCCCAAGGGGATTCTCGTTCCGCTCGTGCAGAACTTCCTCACGAACTCGCAGTGCTCCATCGACAGTGCCGAGGATGTTCAATTCCTGGCCGGGCTGACGACGCTCATGGCCGCACGTGAAAACGCGCGCCAGGAGGACGGGCTGGGTTACTACTCGCCGTCCTCCCTGGGCGAGCATTGTCTCCGTAAGGCGTATCTCCAGCGGCACGCGAAGATCAATCCGCACGGCCCGGCTCCGCACGGGATGATGGCGCACTACTATTTCCTCACCGGGAATTTCATCCACATCAAGTGGCAGTTTGCGCTCTACAAGCTGGAGAAGTACATCGGCAACTCGACCATCTTCCGCGTTTACGGCTACGAGATCCCGGTCGCCTCGAAGCGGGGCGATCACCGGGGCACGATAGACAACATCGTTTTCATCTACGGTGAACCGTTCGTGCTCGACT